TCCCACTCCAGGCACGCTCAGGACATAGAGTTCGTGGCCCTCGAAGGTCACGACGAAGGCGGTCAGGGCCGAGATATTCGCGCACTGGCGCAGCTTGTCCTCCAGGGAGTTGCCGCTGACGCGCTGCGGCGTCGGAGCCGAGCGATAGACCACCCTGTTCTCGCCAACCCAGAAGATGGCGTTGTCGGCATAGGCGACCGCGTCTCGCGAGGCGCACCCGCGCTCGAAGCCGTTTCCGAGAACCGGCGTGAACGGAGCGTTGGCATTGCCCGAGAGGGAAAAGAAGGTCGTCGTCTGGGTTCCAAAGACGACCAGCATGTTGTTCCAGGTCGTCAGGCCGACGATAGGATCGGCGCTTTCCAGGCCCTCGAAATTCAGCGCCGGGACATTGGGCGCGTCGTTCACCTGCGAAAAGTAGAACTGATTTGTCCCCAAAGCGGCATAGACGAACACATCGGCGATCCATGCCACGTCGACGCACGCCGGCATCACCGACGAATTGGCGATGAAATCGGGAGTGCCGCTCAAAAGGCCGAAATGGGTTCCGTTGTAGTAGTAGACCGCGCCCTCGGAAGCGAACACGGCTTCGGTCGGCGAAGCCGCGAAGCGCACACGATCGGTTCCGGGAATAGTTCCGGTCAGATTGCCGCCGAGATAGACCGATGTCCCCGTGATCCAGATGATGCTGGTCGGGCCTGTCAGTCCAAGAAAACCGTCCTGCTGCCAAAGTCCTCGCGTCGGGCCGGTTCCGAGTTGGAGGTCGGGGACCAGGCCGGGGCGCGAGTAGCGGATCTCCCGCATGCCCACGAGCGGAACGTAGGGACGCTCCTCCCGGAGAGGTGTGGCCTCGCTCATCATGTTTACCAGGCGCGCCGGCGGCAGACCGTAAGCGCGGGAGAAGTCATCGGAGAAAAACGGGATCCGCAGGCCCGTCGAGGCGGTGAAGCCATCGGAGCGAAACTGCGCGATCTGTTGCTGCGGGGCCGAGCCCTGCCCGGTCTGCGGCATCGGAAACTATCTCCTTGACGCGGTAGGCCCTCCAGCAGAGCCGTGACAGGCGGGCGCTACGTAGCGCGGGTTTGGCGCGCAGCGCGCGGGAGGGAAGCGATGACGTTGCACGAACAGGTGAACATGCAGCGCGAACAGCTCTTGCTATTGCGCGGCGAGGTGATTGGCCTGGAATTGGTCCTGAAAACCCTCATGGGCATGTATCTAGCATCACAGGCAAAGGATGAGGCGGGGTTTTCCCGTGTAGCGGACCTTAGTGCCGAGACCGGAAGGTGGCTGACGGCTTCCGTCCCAGCAATGTTGGTCGGAATGGCCCCGGAAACAACTGAGAAGATTGGGACCGTTATTTCGGCGACGGTGGCACGCTGCTTTGATCAGTCCGCAGAGTGGATGAATGAAATGGCGAGGGTGGTTCTGGAGGTGTCGCCTCCTGCAAGCGACGCCAAAAACTGAGCGGGATTGCCGGCATCTCGGGGGGCGTCGCCGACGTAAGAGCTGGGCTAAACGTTGGATGCGGCATAGGAGCTTCCGCTTTTCAATTTCAGGGCGCGCGGCATCTAACGGCCCGGCTGCTGTTGAGGCTGGGTAGGCGCGGCCTGCATGATCCCGAACGACGGGTCGAACTGGTTCCTGCCTCGTCTCGCATAGGCCCTGGCGAACGCCGAGCGGCCCTCGATGGCCGAGGCCGCGACGCCTTGGGGGATATCAGCCCCGAACTGAGCCGAGACAATCACCGCCAGCATGAAGGGCAGATAGGCGATCAGGCTGTCGGGGAAAGGGATGGGCGTCGATGAAGACCAGTCGCCCTCGGGAATCCAATTGGCGGTGTCGGGTCGATACCACCAGCGGCCCCCGCCACCATTGGCGACAAGGATAAGGTTTTGCGCCTCGCCGTTGATCTGGCGACCGTTGGGATTGATACTGCAGGCGTAACGACCGAAAGAGAGAGCGGCGTCGACCACGCCGAACCTCGATCCGGCGCGAGGATTGAGCGGCGCGGTGAGCGTGAAAGGGGCGCTGGAGCTGTTGACCGCGTATTCGCCGCCGTTCTCCGCCTGACCTGCGTTTCCCGAAGTCGCCTGAGCCGAAAGGCGCGTTCCGATTACGGTCCCAAACATTGCCCGTTGCATGGCGTTGAGGGCCGTAAGCCCATCGGCGGCGTCGGTGGAACTAGGCGTCCCGCCGGCGGCGAGTTCGCCCAGATGGATCATCGCCTGGGCGATTACGTCGGAGGGAAGGAGGGACACTAGTCGCCGACCCAGGCCGAGCCGTTGCAGAGGACCTTAGTGACCGTCGAGGCGCCCCCGGTCAGGGCGCCAAGGTAGGTCGGCGAGTTGGCGTCGGTGACGACGGTCTCGGCCCCCTCCTCATTGCCGTTGCACGGGGCTGTTGCAAGCAGGGTGGCGACGGTGAAGCGCCTGAGGAACTGGAAAGTCCCGTCCGCCTTGGCGGCGACGACATTGACAGGAGCGTTCTGCGTGGTCCCCGAAGAGCCGGGGGGCGAAGCGGCCAGAATCACCGCGCCGCTCGTGGTCCCCGAGGCATTCCCCGTGCCGGTGCCCTTGCCGCCCTGGAGCACCAGGGCCGCGGCGCTGCCGTTGGACGTACCGGCGACGGTACTACGCGCCTGGAGGGTGTCGGAGGCCTCCGGGGCCGCGTCGTCGGGTGGGGCAATCTGGATCGTGTAAGCGGCGGGACTGGTGATGTACCAAGCATTGTACCAGTAGAGCGCGGCCGATGGGGAAGCGCCGCCCTGGTCCAGCGTGATGCCGACAGGGAATTGGTACTGATTGCCCGATTGGCTGATCAGGCTGTCGCCCAGAATACCCGGCGAGACCCAGTAGATCAGGTCGCCGTTCGTGGGGTTGCTGAAATAGGTGACGTACTGCGCCCTTGCGACGAGGGGGGCGACGACGAGGAAGGCGGCTAGGCCGAGAGCGACGGCGAGAGCGGCGCGGAGCGATCTCATGCTGGGCGTCCATCAATGTGAAGCCGATATTCACGGTCTTCAGGCATGAAGAGCCACTCGACGGCCGCCCCTGGATTGTCCCGGCGCGCCTGCTCGGCGGCCAGGTGCGCCCTGTGTTCGAACCGCTTGCGGCCGCCCCACGAATTGGCCATGTCGAGCGGGATTCTGACGACTTCCCATCGAAGGCTCATCTAGACCTCCTGCCTGATGAAGGCTGCGGCGCTGACCGCGTTGGCCACCGAAGCGGTGACCGTCACCTCGATGAAGTTGTCACCCGAAACCTGCGGATTCACCAGGATTGCCGGCAGCGCCAGCGGTAAGCTGGTATTCACGGCGGCTGCGTCGAGCCAGTAGAACGTCTTGTTGGCGCCGTCCTGGCCCTTCCAGGTGGCCGTGACCGTGAGGGTGCAGTCGATGAGCACGTCGATCGACGCGCCGACCGTGCAGAGCGCTGGTGCCACCCCCGGCGAGAACTTGGCGATGACTGTCGAATTGGTGGTGGAGACCGTGATCGGTCCCTGAACGCGGAGATCGTCATTGGCGTAGGCGCAGCCGGTGGCGAAATTGTCCGGACCGAAGACGAACGCCGGCCGCACGGCGGTAATGGTGCTCAGGTCCCAAGGCGCGACATAGCCGAGATCGTTGGCACTGGCGTTGGCGGTCTGAAGAACCTCGCAACCCTTGATGTAGAGACCCTTGGTGGCTACCCCGTCCTCATAGCCGCCGATGGCGATGTTGCCGGCCACGGTGTCGGCCCAGATGCGGATGTTCTCCAGGCGCGTGTTGACGATGCCGGCCGTGCCGCTCCCGAAGACAGAGACCGCGCGGGTGGTCCCATCGCTGAAATATTGGCCGCAATCGTAGAGATCGAGGTCCCCGACCGAGTAGTTGACCGGCTCCTGGAGCACGAGCGCGCTGGCCGCCAGGCGAATGCTGGTCCCACCGCCGCCGATCTTGACGAGGATGTCGGCGGGATTGGTCCCGGCCACGGTGAAGAGCGAAATCGCCTCGCCGTCGACATTGGAGATCTGCAGGCCTGAATACTCGTAAGTCCCGGCGTAGAGGCCGCACTCGATACCCCCGAAGCCGCAGGTGTCTATCCTGGCGTTGACGGTCGCGCCCGCCGACGAGATCGAGACGCCGTCAGCATTGGTGGAGTGGAGGTAGCCGGAGATGGCGGCGTAGCCGCCGTTGGGACCGCCCTGAAAGACCAGCTCTCCTCGGAAATTGCGCAGTTCCGCCGTCGGCCCGACATCGATCGTGCCGGTGTAGGCGGGGTTCGGCTGGCAGGCGATGCACTTGTGGGTCAGGTCCCAGCCGTCGCCAGCCGGGATGTTCACCCCCGCCTGGTTGGGGCCGTTGGGCGTGTTGAGCTCAGTGTTCGCCGGAAAGTAAGACCCGGCGAACTTGCCCCCCACGTTGGCGCTGTAGCCGGTGTAGCCAGCTCCGCCGTCGACCACGAGCCCGTCGATGCCGAAGTCCGAACCGGGAGGCGCCTCGACCCCTTCGATGTAGAAGAAATTTCCCCGCCAGACCTGGCCGTCGACAACCTGCCAGGTGGTGGCGATGTCGACATCGCCAAAGCCCCGCTGCCAGAAGAACGATTGTCTTGGCACGCCGCGGAAATAGACATTGGCGGGGATAACGAGAACGCACCCATCGGGCGCCCAGGACGACGGGTTGGTGGTTCGCTGGGGGGTTACGAGCTTGTAGTTTCCGGGCGGAACGAAGACTTCGCCCCCGGCGGATCCGAGGGCATTGATGGCGTCCTGCACCCACGGGCGGTTATCGGTTCCGGCGCCAGTCGCGGAGTCGTAGTCGGCGACGGCGCCATAGGCGAGGATATTGGCCACCCCCCCATCGGCGGGCGTGGGGCCCGCCATAGCCGGCAGGAGCAGGAACTGGAGGTCCGTCGTCCCGATCGTGATCGCCGGTGCGCCGAGAGGCAGGAAGTAGGTGTTCCGCGCCTGCGTCGCCCCCGCCGAGATGAAGACCACCAGCAGCGCTAGAAGCGCGGGCGTGTCGGCGATGTCCGACCGGGTCAGGATGTAGGGATGCGAGGCGCCGCCAGGCTGGATGAGGACGTAGATGCCGTTATTCGCCGGCGCGGCCTCGTTCTTGACCAGGATCCGGGAGTAAAGGCCCAGGGTGACGCCGTCCTGGGGGCCCAAGGCGCCATCTGCCGCGCCCACCAGCGTTGCACCGACACCCGAAGTGCCGTTGGCGTAGGTATTGGCCGGAAGAGGGCCGGTCGTGGCCGCCGCGACCTCGCTAATGACACCGATCGGGATGGGCGGCCCGCAACCGGGGCCCCAGGATGCGGATCGCCCGCAGAACGCCTCACTGCCAGGGGAGGTCAATCGGGGAAGACCTTGGCGGAAAAGCCGGTGAGGACCAGGTTGTCGGCCGCGTTCGCGTTACTGAGGGCGATGACGACGTTCAGGGCCGCAGTGGTGTCGACGGCGCTGTATTGGGTGCCCTGATAGACATTGATGTTACCCGTCGCGACGTTCTTGCCCGTCGTGCCCATGTTGGCGAAGCGCCAGAACCCGCCCGAACTGCCAGTCGAGGTCACCGTCATCGACGGACCACCGGCGCCGCCGACCGACCATGAGATAACCTTGGCGTCGCTATTGCTGGTCGACGCGGTGCTCATCGTGAGCTGCAGCTCGCCGTTTACCCCAAGGCTGTTGCCGGGAAGCGAGACCGACACGATGTTGAGGGATCCGGTGAACCCGGTGTAGGCGCCCGGGCCAGTGGTGCTGAACGCCGTCGGGCTGGAGACGTAGGCCGGTTGCCCGCTGCCGCCGTAGGTGTTGTTGTATACTGTCCCCGTCGTGGTGCCAGACGAGACTGTCCAGTAGAAGCCGGCGGCGGAGCCGGAGAAGATCGCGCCGGCCGGGAAATAGTAGTAGACGCCGTATTGGCCGATGCCGGAGATCGCGGTGATGCCCGACAGGGCGCCGTTGTTCCCCATCGTCCCGGAAGAGACGATGCCGATCGGTATGCCGGTCTGGGCGAGAACCCATGGAATCTTGTTGCCGTTGGTGGTCTTGCAGGTAGTCGTGACCGCGCCGACGGACGTCGTGCAATCGCCGGTGAGCGCCGGCATCTCCGCCGCGCCCAAGGTCCCAGAGCCGATGTTACTGGCGTTGGTAGTGTCGGTGGTGGCGCTGGGGGCGGGGCTCGATCCGTTGATCTTGGCGACGGTGGGGTTTGGATAACTGCCCGAAAGATCGCCGCCAGCCGCTCCGCTCGGCGCGGCGCTGCCGCCGGGGGCGATGACTGCCGGCGGCTCGGCGAGCGCCAGCATCGGCGCGGCCGCGAGCGCCGCCCATGCGACGCCGCCGGCGAGGGCTGTGCGTAGCCCGCTCATCCGCCGGGAACCCAGAGCAGTTGGGCGTAGGTCGCCGTTGCCGTGGTGCCGGAGCTGACGATCTCGGTCACCGCGAACGGCAGGATCGTAATGCCGACGTTGACCGGAATCACGAGGGTCGAGCCATCGAAGAACGCCACCTTCACGTTCCCGGCGCCGGTGGCGTTGATGTAAAGCGAGCGGCCGGGCGCATAGACCGTGCCGACGGTCATCGCCGTGACGCCGGTGAAGGCCTGGTTGTCCGCCGAGCTGGTGTCGATCGTGTTCTGGACGCCGGTCTGCGAGCCAGCGCGGGCCGCGATCGGCGCGCAGAACAGCAATCCCGCCAGAAGGCAGGCCATGGGTCGTTTCATGGGGCTTCCTAGATCAGGCGCGCAGGAGGATGCGGTACATCGCGGCCCAGAACATGCTCATCACTCTATCTTGGCGACCAGGCCGATGAGGATCTGGATCGTCGCGCTGCCGAGGGTCTGGAGCACGGATTTCAAGTCGCTCGACGCGCCGTTGAGCACGCTCGTTTCCGCTCCCGTCAGGTCTCCGCTGCCGACCTGGCCGAGGGCCGCGTCAGCCAGCGTCTTGAACTCGGCCAGCAGGGTCGGCTCGAGGGCGAGGACCACTGACTTGAAGGCGGTCCAGAACTCGCCGCCGACGACTTCGGCTTCGGTCTCGATATCGCCGGCCCACAGTTTTACGTCGGCGACGATGGTGGCTTCGAGGGTCTGAATGCTCATTCAAGTAGTCTCCGGTTGGGGTGAAGGAGAAGGGGGCGGCGGCGACGCGGCTTCGGTCGCCAGCTCGTCGAAGCCGGCGATGACGCCGTTACGGATGCCTGGCGCGGCGAAGCCGCCGATGAGGGGAAAGGCCTTCTTGACGAACTGCGTCACCCAGACGCTGATCAGACCGTTGCCCCACACTTCGACGGCCTCGAGCAGGGCGCGGGCCTTGGCGGCGACGTCGGGGGGCAGCTTGTTGATGATCCTGGCGATAGCCAGGGCGTCGTCGGAAAGTTCGTCCTTGGCGACGGGGGTGGCGGCGTCGGTCATGGCTGGGCTCCTGGCGGCGGGGTAGGGTTTGCGGCGGCGATGCGGGCGGCGACGGCCTGCCCCAGGGCCGCGGGGCTGACGCCGAGGCGCTTGACCAGGGCCGGGGCGGTCTCGTTGGCGTAGCCGACGACGTTGGCGACCATGGCCGGCCCGCTCACCAGGATCGGGCTGCCGTCGATGTCGCTCTGCGCCAGGGCGACGCCGCGGGCGACGACCCCGTCGAAGGTCGCCAGGTCGGCGGCCGAGAGCTGGACGTGGGCGAAATCGGCGATGCGCTTGGCCGCCAAGCCGGCGGCGGCGATGACGATAGGGGCCAGGATCGGCAGCACCACCTGGTCGACGATGGGGGCGAAGTCGATGTTCATGGGATCACCTCGAGGTTTCTGTCGGGGCTGGCGGCCATAAGCCGGCGGTCGGCCGGCCCGAGCACGATGCACCCGCAGCTGGCGGTGTGGCTCTCATCTGCGTTGTCGCCGTGAATGAAGAAGCCAGAGCGTCCAAAGGGGTCGAGCGCGCCGGCCGGGGAAGGCTGGAGGTGCATGACGACGGGCCCAAGGACTGGAACTTGGGCCGCTGCACCGATGGCCCACATCCCAGCGGGGATGGGGCCGACCTCGGGGACCTCCTGCATCGCCGGATTATTCAGACCGGCGCCGTTGCCGCTGTAGCCGGTCCCGACCCAATCGCCGGCGGGGTCGAGGAGCTTGCCGGTCGATTGCTGATAGGTCCAACTCACCGGCCGTTTCCGGCCCAGGGAGGCATTTCAGGCCCCCAGTGCGGCGCCTGGCGCATCCAGCCGATAGATGCGTTAAGTTGCTCCAGCTGAGAAACCAGCACCGCCACCTTGACGGTCAGGCTTTGGAGAGGGGGCATCTCCGCCTCTAGCGTCTTGACCCGATGCGTGAGCCCTGATCCCCAGATCAGGATGGCGGCGAACTGGACGATCGCTGCGCCAACGACAGCCACGACTGTGGAGTCCATGTGCAATGTTGTCTCCGGGTTTTTCAGAAATATTCGGCGCGAACTGCGGGCCTTTCGGTGCCCACCCGCAACATCAGAGCTTCTCGCCCCCGAGCGATCCGGCGCGACAGGCCGGTAGTCGGCTCGTCGAGGTCCGGAAGCGATTCGATTAAGCGCTCAGCGACAAGCGAGCCCAGAGCCGACGCATAGCGGCCGTTGAATGGAATCTCGCCGTCGAGTGTGATGCCGTTGTTGGGCATTCGATCGAGCCCGTAACCGGCCATCCACTCGTTGAGGTCAGCGCGATAGAACCAGAGAGACTGGGTCGCACCGACTACTTCGATGCGCGTCCCGTCGCGCGGCGGACGCAGGGAAAGTCCATCTGCAGGCGCTACCGAGCCTGGCGATGGTGCCCACGAGAACGGATGGAAGTCATAGTCGTACGGATCCCCCTCTGGAAAAATCCAGATTGAATTAGGCAATGTTATTTCTGCTATAAATCCTTGCTGTATTCGACATCGCTGATTTTCACCTGCTACCCAAGCGATCGTTGTCGACGACGGGGGCCAATACCAGCTGTTATTCTGCCAGGTGGGCACCGGAATATCGACGTTCCGCATTGGCCCGCGCGCCTCGTGGAGATCGAGAGTCACGTCCAGAAGGGCTTGCATGCCCACATCAAGTTCATCGATGTCTGGATCGTCGCCCGGGGCGATCGCCTTTACGGCGCGCAGAGCTTCCCTAATCGCCGTCCGACAGGTGGGCACGGATCAAGGCCTCCTGCCATCAGAATGAACGCGCGGACGACGGTCCTGGAGCGGGGGAGCTACCTAGACGGGAAGACCGGTGACCGGCTCCACATGGTAGTCGATCATGAGTTCTAGCGTCCCGGGGGCTCCGGTTGCGGCGCCGGTGTGCACGGTAGCAAAGACCGCCGCGTCGGCTCCGGTGGTGTTCGTCCAGAGCTTGCCTCCCGCAGCGGTGGTCGTGTCGTAAGAAGGGCCGGAAGCGCGTCCCACCAGAGCCGAGGCCGCCATAAATAGCTGGGCGCTCCCAGCGATCCCTACGTCATAGGTGAGCGTAGGGGAGCCAGATGAGTCCAATTGGCCGTCAGCCTTGAGTGTCACTCCATGGACTACGGCCTGCTTGGGAAGGTAGCCGAAGTACACCGTGTCTCCTGTAACTGGCGCGTTAACCGCACAAGTGGCGTGAAGGTTGACGGTCACCTGGGCGAGGCCTGGATCGATCGCCGGTTGCGCGTAACCATTGGTGTTGTAGTTGGACGATTGATAGACCGTGGACATTACCCGAAGGTCCTTTCTGTAGTTGAAGGCCGCCGGCGCACAGCCGAGGCTCGCAATTAGGTTGTTTTGTCGGCCTAGCTGTCGGAGGCCGCGGCGGCGAAGACGGTGACGATGCCGTTCTGCACAGAGTTAAAGTTGATCTTCTTCACGCCAAGCAGCTCCTCGATCGCAACACCCGGGCGAAACTGGTAATCCTTGATCATGTCGGTACGGGGCGTGGGCTCTTGGCCCCACGCGATACCTACCGAGCCGCCGCCACAGACGAAGATCGGTCGGACATCACATCCGGCAGAGCCAACGCCAGTGAAGCCTATGCCGCCGTTGGGATTATTGATGTTCTGGCAGTAGAGGTCGATCTCGGGTATTTCCCTATGAATGACGCCGTCCCAGAGCAGGTCGCCATCCTGGAAGATCGGGTTCTTATCCATCCCGTTGGCTTCACGAGCTCTCGCGGACTCGTTGGCGGTCAGGATTGTAGAGTCCGCCTTTAAATCGCGGAAAGTGCGGCTGCCATGGAACGCGACGTAGTATTCACGCCCGTCCCCGTTTGCAACTCGGAAGGGTCGGATATGTGGGTCCGCGGTCTTAGCGAGCCTCTTCGCAAGACCCATCATATAAGCGCTGGTGACGTCGGTCGATGAGGAAATATTACCGATCGCCGTCGCGAACGTGGTTGAATAGTTGCTCTTTAGATGCCCAAAGAGAATCCGGTCGGGATTTGCGGTGACCCATGTGTTCTGTTGGGCGGACGTCGCCAAATCATAATTGATGATCGTGCCCCCGGCATCCACCACACATCCGGCGAGCGCCCGGATGATGTCGTCCCGGAGCTTCTCCGTCTCCCAAACCTGCAGCGCGTCCTTGGCGGCGTTCCAAAGATTGATTTCGGTTCGGAACGTTGTTGACTTCGGAAGTCGGACACCGTTCCTGCGCCAGTCGACAATAATGGGACAGTTGTAGTTCGTAAGTTCTTCTTCGTGACCGTCGAGAACCTGGGCACCAGTAACGCCAGTCGGTGACTTCAATCGTCCAATGAAGGGGATGTTGATCGTTCTGAAGGCTTCTTCCTCCCGCTGAAATTTAGTAAGGATGATACCTCCCTTATTAAGATCAGCGTTAGTCATGTAGGGCATAAAGCGCGACTGCCGCACGTACTCTTGAAAATAGGTGGTGACCCAAACCTGCCGCTCTAGTGCAGTGGAAAGAATAGTCTCGGCCATGGTCGTCTAAACCTCTTTTGTTGATACTGCTAAGCGTTGGCTAAGCAGAGATTACCGGTTGAAAGCAGCGCTGAACGCCTGGCCGTCCCCCACGGGAGTGTGGGTTTCCAAAGGTCCGCCGTTGCCAGGGGCGGTTGCTAGGGATCTGGGTAGAGGCGTGGCGGGCTGGTGCCGGCGTGCGTTGGGTTCGGCTTCTACGGCCTGGACGCCGGCCTTGATCGCCTTCCAGGCTTTGAACTCATCGAGGTCGCTAGGCTGAACCTCGGAAAGCACGCGCTCGCGGCTGTAAGCTTGGTAGGCGGCTTCGTAGGGATCGTCGGACGCCATAATCTGCTGGTTGAAGATCGCGTCGGCGTTGCATTTCTCGACGGCCCAGTCGTGGATTAGGGCGACCGTGTCTTTGCCGTATTCTTGCTCTGCGAACTTTCGAGAGACCCGTAGATTCAGCTGATACTGACTGGACCGCTGCAGGTCGGTGGCTGACAGTTGCAAAGCAGGCTGCTGCTTGGCCTCGAGCTCTGCGGCGCGCCTTTCCGCCGTGCGCCGCTTTTCCCGCTCATCTAGCAACGCGGAGAGCGGGACGTGTCCTGGCTCGGCCGATATTGGGGAAGCCGGGGCGGTTGCTTGTGCCTCCGGCGACTGCTCGGGTGTCTCGGCAATGAAGTCCCCAGGCGAACCGGGTGTGTCGCTCTCCGTTGTCGATTCGACAGTTTGCTGCTCTGATTGCGGCGCTGGCGGAGCGGTAGGTTTTCCGCCGGTTGACTGCTCGGCCAGAAAAGCCAGCTGATCAGTAGTAGTCTCGTCCATTTGATTACCCTCGCCCAGTCGGTGGCGGCCCGATGCGCCCGAAGGAAGCTCGGCGGCAGCTGTAGTCTTGCGCCCGTTATTGCCCGGCGGCGGCTTTGGCTGGCGGACGCCAGGTAGTATTAGCCTCTCGGCGCGTCTCTTTCCGTTGGTCGCGAGCGATGCGCCGCAATGCAGCAGCGATGTCGCTCTTCTCTACGTGAAAATATTCAGGCCTTAGACGTGTCGGCCCGTTGCGGTTAACTCGGACGGCCAAGTCTTCCAGTTCCTCGGCGCAGCTCTTAGGCGACTCCGAACTTAAGTCGTGATCGAAATCGAGATCGGCCCGTAGAATCCTATGGCGGATCTTCATTGGCCCGAGCCTTTCAATTCTTCCGGGGTCGCGTCGCGACCTGGAGAAGGCGTGTCATCGGTCTGCTCGCTCTGCGGTTGCGCATCGGAATTCTGGGCGTGGGCAAGGCCGGCTTCCAGCCCAACAGCGGCCCGCTCGGAGTGGGTTTCGTGTGCCGCCGAAAGCGCGTTGAGGGCGTGAGCGAACGCCGATGCAGTGTGGAGGCCGGCCTTGGCGCGGCTCTCCTCGATGGTAGCCTGAGTGTTTGCGAATTGGAGTTGTTGTGAAACTGCCTGTTGCTGATTCTGCGACGCAGCGTTCTGTTTTATCAGATCTAGTATTGCTCGCTTGTGTTGAATTGGCGAGAGCTGAATCAGATCAGCGACTGTGATTTGTTGCTGATAAATCGGACTGATTTTCACTAGGTCGACGATATCCTGAAATGCCTCCGCTTGGAGCGAGCCAGCTGTTAGTTGAGTGTCGATTTCGATATCCACATCCATTTCAGCTATTTCATTCTTGTAACCCAGAACGTTTCTCTGAAGCTGGGGCTCGCCGGTCTGCGGATGCACCCCGACGGTCGGGTCACCCATCACAGGTTGGTTAAGGCCTACGAACTTCGGGTTGTCCTCATCGTCGGTGACTCGGATAAACTGCGGAGCCTTCCAGAATTGTTTCACTCGGCCCCAGCACTGACGGTAGATGCGCAACTCCCAGTCCGCCAGCGCGCCGTAGATGTTGGCGAGCTCGAGTACGCCTGATTGCTGTCGCGCCATTAGCGCCCGACCGCTGGCGTCCTGGCCATCTCGTCCAAGCATCGCGGGATTGGGCGCCATGCGCTCCATCTCCGCCTTGGCTTCCTGCAGCAGCTCAAGGTTGCCTTGGAACTCGGCCTGGTTGGGGCTGATCTTCCAGCCGAATGGGAGCACTCCGTCCGGACGAGCCGCCTCGGCGCGGGCCACTTCGGCGTCGACGTTGATGGCCGAGGGATCGCCGACCTCGATCCTACTAACTATGATCGCGTGCAGACTTTTGGACCGCCGCCTGTTGATCTCGTCCTGGATGGGCATCATGTCGCGAGCGGCGCCGTAGCGAGCGTTGTCACGCTTGACGTAAAGGCTCATCGCCTCGATTGGACAGTCAGGTCGGCCCTTGTGATCGTTGTAGGGGCTCGTTCCCGTCTCAAGGATATCTGAGCCAGTAAAAACGCAGCGCCTCCACGATGCTGCTTCACGCCAATAGATTTCGATCACCATCAGCCGACGCTGGCGCCTGTCCACCCAAGCGCCAGCCGTGCCCGGTGAGAAGATTGGTCGGTCTTGATAGCTGGCGTCGGGAGACATTCCTCCACCGATGCCGTTGTCGACTGTAGCCTGTATTTCCGCCCGCTTTGTCGGATATAGCGCTATGGCGTCGTCAGCGTACATCCACTTGGCGATGCCAAGGAACCTGGCGTCTTTCCAGTCCTTACGCCTTGAACGGGGATCGCCAAAGAACTCCTCCCACCTAATCTGCGTAATGGTAACTTGGCGGTCTTCATCGACGCCGACCAGGGCGGCCATCGTCCCCGGCACGAGCATGTCTAGAAAGCAGTCCTGTTTGAGCCGCTTCAAAGAATTGAAGTCCGCGACGTAGCGCAGCACGTCTGTCGCGGCGTCGGCTGAGTCTGTCTCGCCGGGGTTGCGGGGCCACGCGCGCGGCTCGCTCTTTCCCTTCTCCGTGATGCCGATTATTCCGTTTATCGCTACCTTGAGTCTATTGATAATGATCGGCGGTTGACGACGTTTCTCGAGATCGACCAATTCGGTCTTGGAGTATTGATCGGTATCATAATAGTCTATAGCCCTTAGACTATCAGTTCGCGCCTCTGCCGTTAGGTCGCGCGCTTCCATGAAATAGCGCTTCATGGTCGCCAGGTCCGAGGACTCCGTCTGGTCGGTGGTATTGTCGGTGGCGGGAAGGGACGCGGATGAAGTTTCGCTCAGAGCCTTGCGCAAGGTCATTTTCAGCACTGCCTCCGACAGATCGCGGCGAGGGGGCGCTTCATTGTGGAAGAGGCGTTCTGGATAGGGAGGGGCGGAGGGGGAAGCCGAAGCAGCCGGTTTCCGCCAGTTTTCGTATTGCAA